CTAGTGCTGGAGATACAACATTTAACGTATTTGCAGTAACTGGATTAGCAGACCAAGGAAGTTGGTGGTTAATTGATGTTGATTATGTAAATGGAGCAATCCCGACAGCTCTCGAAAACGTTGTTCTCAATTTTGTTTCAGCTGGAATCCAAGGTGTAACAGGTCCAACTGGTTCCACGGGTGCTGCTTCTACCGTAACTGGCCCTACTGGTAGCACCGGACCGACTGGTGCAACTGGTGCGGATTCAACAGTTACTGGACCAACTGGACCCACAGGTGCGACAGGAGCTGCAAGTACAGTAACTGGACCGACAGGACCTGCTGGTGAGACTGGCCCAACAGGTCCTACGGGTGCTGCTGGTGAAACTGGACCGACAGGACCAACTGGTGCGGCTTCAACAGTTACAGGTCCAACTGGTCCAACTGGTCCAACTGGTGCTAATTCCACGGTTACAGGTCCAACTGGGCCTCAAGGAACGACTGGTCCTACAGGACCTACAGGTATCGCAATATACGATACTGAAGACGGCGTTTTGTCACAACAGATTTTTAGCTAAGGAGCAATCATGGCAACGTATACAAAAGTAAAACTTTCAGGTAGTACTAACGGCAGAGGAATTAAAGTTGCTGCTACGGCAACTGCCGGTACGACTATTCATCAAACAGGCACAGCAAACATTGATGAAGTATGGCTATATGCATACAACTCGGACACTGTTGCAAGAGTTTTGACTATTGAATGGGGTGGAGTTACCGCACCGGATGACAACCAAAAAATTACTATTCCATCTTTGTCTGGTTTGACATTGGTTGTTCCAGGGTTGGCTTTGTATCCATCTGGGTCTGCACTAACCGTTGCCGCGTTTGCTTCTGTAACAAACGTCATCGTTATCACAGGATTCGTAAATAGAATTTCATAATGGCAAATCCGCTTCGTAGAGTGATGGCATCAAGCCAAGTCAATGAATGGTTTGGCGCGCAATCAATCGAAACACCTTCACGTCTAATAACCAATTCAATTCGTGTTGATTATTTAGTTATTGCTGGTGGAGGCGGTGGCGGATTTTCAACTGGAGGCGGTGGCGGAGCAGGCGGCTATCTTGAAGGAGTAGCAAATATTGCACTTGGTGCAAACTATGTTGTTTCTGTTGGGACGGGTGGTTCTGGGGCAACTTCTGGAGCAAGAGCAAACAATGGAACAAGTTCGCAATTTGCAAATGCTTTGGCAGATGGCGGCGGTGGAGGAAGTGACACTGGAGCAGCAGGAACAAAAGATGCGAAATCTGGTGGCTCTGGTGGAGGCGGAGGGTGGCCAGTTAGCCACTTAACTGGTTCTGCAACACAAAAAAGCACATTTGATGGTCTTGGTTACGGAAACGATGGCGGAGTTCCATTAGATATTAACTTTCGTGGAGCTGGAGGCGGCGGTGCTGGAGAAAAGGGAGGTAGCGCAGGAACATCGGGCGGAGCTGGCGGAGCTGGCGGAGCAGGAAGAGCATCTTCTATAACTGGAACGTCAGTAACTCGTGGTGGCGGAGGCGGAGCAGGCGCAGTCTTTCAAACAGCAGGCGCAGCTGGTTCTGGCGGTGGTGGAGCAGGCGCAACATCAGGAGTTGGAGGCTCCGGAACAGCAAACACTGGAGGAGGCGGAGGCGGCGGAGGAAACGCAGCAAACGGTGGAGTTGGTGGAACAGGCGTGGTAATTCTTCGTTATCCAAGCGCATACACAATCACAATAACGACAGCAACTGGTTCAACAGCAACAGATGGAAACTTTAAAGTAACAACCATTACTGCTGGTACCGGCACAGTAAGTTTTGCATAGTACATTAAATACCGAAGGAAACAATGGAATTCAATGACCTCGTAAACGAGTACAACTTTAGAAAATGCCGTGGTCCAGAAGAAGCAGATGTAGAACAACTTGTAGAAGCATTTGAGTTCTTCTGTGCTAACTACGTCTATATCAAGCATCCAAGTCGTGGACGAATTGAATTTGAGTTACGACCAGCGCAGATAGCAACTGTTCGAGCATGGCTAGGACACAGAAACACGATTGTTCTCAAAGCACGTCAGATTGGCTTTTCTACTCTCGCTGCTGCTTTTGCATTTTGGCTTGCATTCTTTTGGCCAGACAGATTTGTCGTCATGCTTTCCAAGACCGAGCGTGAAGCCGCCAAACTTCTGTCTAAAGCCAAGTACATCTATAAGTTCATGCCACGATGGATGCAATTAGCTGGTCCTGAGCTACTCCAGAACAACGTGCTTAAAATGGCGTTTGATAACGACTCTGTTATTGAGTCTTTGCCGTCAGCAAACGAACCTGCTCGTGGTGAATCCGTATACCTAGCCATCATTGACGAGATGGCGTTCCTTCCAAACCCAGAACAGGCTTGGGCATCTATTGAACCTATTGCCGACGTTGGTGGTCGTGTTATCTGTTTGTCCACGGCTAAGGGCGAAGGCAACATCTTCTACACCCTGTGGCACGGGTCACAGACAGGAACCAACCGATTCCATGGCATTTTCTTTCCATGGTCTGCAAACGGAGACCGTGACCAATCTTGGTATGACGCGCAAGCCCTTGAACTTCCACCATGGCAGCTACACCAAGAGTACCCATCAAACCCAGAAGAAGCCTTTATCCGTTCTGGTCGCCCAGTATTTGACATTGATTCACTAAACCGCTTTGAGACAGAACGCCCAAAGACAGGGTTCAACAAGAAGTCTTCCGATGTCAGGAATTCCTTCATGTTTGAGTCTTCTGGTGGACCTTTGTCCATCTGGCGTTTACCTGAATTTGGAGCAACCTATACGATTGGTGCTGACGTGGCAGAAGGACTTGCTCGTGGCGACTATTCCACAGCCCATGTGATTGACGCTAAGTCTGGACTTGTGGTTGCCCACTGGCACGGACACATTGACCCAGACAAGTTTGGGGAAGAAGTGTTGTATGCCCTTGGCTTCTTCTACAACGAAGCCCTGATTGGTGTTGAGTCAAACAACCACGGTCTAACTACCCTGACGGCCCTGAATCGCGCGAACTACAGCAACCTGTATCGCCAGCGCCGATTGAACCAGAGAAATCCAGAGCAGACGGAGCAGCTTGGTTGGAGAACCACATCGCTGACAAAGCCGTTAGCTATTGACGAACTCAGCGCCAATATTAGAGATGGGGTGTTGCAGATTATGTGCGAATACACCATTGCTGAACTTAAGACCTTCGTCCGGGACGACAACGGCTCAATGCATGGCTCACCCCATGACGACAGGGTTATGAGTCTGGCCATTGCCAACCAGATGCTGAAGTATGTCTGGCTTGCTGAATACCGCCCAAAGACAGACGCTCCGTTTGGAACCCTGAACTACTTTGCGTCCAAGCTCAAGAAACCGACCAAGGAAAAAGAGCGCTACATGATTGGGGAGTTCAATTCCTACTAGGCTATGTAATGGTTTGACCTTATAGTAGGAGATATATGCATTGTTCATCTTGTTCTAGGTCGATTGAGTCAGATAATGACATCAAAAGGCGTCTTTGCTTTAAATGCCACGTAAAAAGTGTCCGATTGGGATTTACCCATGGCAAAGAAGACTTTCACGGCCCAACTATTCGCCAGCGTCAACGAGAGATGGAAGATTCCCCACGGTTTAAGGCCGGAGAGATAGAGAAGGTTCCGGCAAGGAAAGAGTTGATATGAAAAAGAGAATTAAAAATGCTGCAAAGCCTGTTGTCAAAGCGGCAAAGAGTGTCAAGAAAATAGATGTGCCTGCTGAGAAGCAAGCAAAGAAGGACGCCATTAAGGCGGCAAAGTACCAGAAGCCAAAAGAAAAACCAAAGCCTAAGAGCAAGGACAAGAAATAATGAAGAAGCCAAAGTTTGGAGTTGTCATAGCAATTGGTAAGTCACCAATGGGTGAGGCTTACAAGAAAGCCGCTGGCAAATACGCATCAGAAGAAAAGGACAGAGTTCCAAAGGCCAAAATGCCTAATGCTTCTAATGTTGAAAAAGACCCTAAAAAACCTAAGAGCAGAATGCCTATTGCTCCAAAGTCTGGCAAGCCATCAACTAAACCAATGCGCACAGACAAGAAGCTCTAATGAAAAACAAACCAACAATGGAACAAGCCTATGAAGCAGCTGAAAAAGCTGAATACAAAGGCATGAAGAAATCAAAGTTGTCGCCAAAGCAAAAGAACATTGCTTCAGCAGCAGAACCTAAAAACAAAATCACCGGAGCTGATTTCAAAGCTCTCAAGGGAAAGAAGAAGTAACCATGTCATTAGTCCCATCAATAGAATCCGCAACACTCAATGCTGCAGAAGAAGCACTGACACTGACTGCACTAACCGCAGACTCAGTTGTTCTTCAGGTAACCGGTACATTCACTGGCACCATTACATTTGAAGCCTCAGTAGATGGCACAAACTATGTTGCCATTGCAATGAAAGCCTCTACACAAACCACTGCAACGACTCTTGTTACAACGGCTACAGCGGCTGGTGTGTTTAGTTTGAACATTCAAGGGTTGCCAAATTTCAGGGCAAGAATGAGTGCATACACAAGCGGAGATGCGGTTGTTACTGCATCATTGGCAAGGTCGAATAAGTAGTGCCGGGCAACCCAAAGTACACACCAATGAAGTCAACAACGAAACCTGTTTGGGACACAAAGAATCCTAAAAAGAAATCAACTCCATTGACTGCAGCGCAGAAAGCTAAAGCGAAAGCTTCGGCTAAATCTGCTGGTCGTCCATATCCAAATCTTGTTGACAACATGAACGCAGCAAAGAAGAAAAAGAAGTAATGGCAAAGAAGAAACCGACCGTTGAGAGCGCATACAAAAGCGCGGCATGGACTCGCAAAGAAGGAAAGAATCCTGAAGGCGGTTTAAATGCTAAAGGTCGTGCTTCTTACAAAGCAGAGACTGGTGGAACTCTTAAACCACCTGTGTCGGCAAAGCAAGCTAAGAAATCACCAAAAGATGCTGCTCGACGCAAATCATTCTGTGCTCGTATGGGTGGAATGGAAGGACCGATGAAGGACTCTAAAGGAAAGCCAACGCGCAAGGCTCTGGCTCTAAAGAAGTGGGATTGTTAAATGGCTCGTCAATCAAATGCAGACAGACTCGCAAGTTACAGAAAGCGTGTTGATTACGCACGTAACTGGCGTAAGAATGAAAACTACGACAATCTCTGGCAACGGATGATTAACCTTTACCGTGGTCGTCAGTACCGTGGTCAAGCAGTAGGCGACCGTCTACTTGTCAACATTGCTTTCTCCACGATTAACACTCTTGCACCATCAGTTGCTATTGGTCGTCCAAAAATTAACGTGAATCCACGCAGACCAGAAGATGGCGACAAGGCTGTTGTTACTGAATCAATTATTAACTATTGGTGGCAACATTACGAATGCCAGCCACAGTTCCAACTTGCTGTTAAGGACTATTTGATTCTTGGTCATGGTTGGGTAAAGACTGGTTATCGCTTTGTTGAAGAAGAGAAGACCAAAGACATTCAAGACAGCGCAGACGAAGCTGCAGACCCAAACAAGCCAGCAGACGATGTTGAGTCAGAATTCATAATTAGAGAAGACCGCCCATTCTTGGAGCGTGTTGACCCGTTTGACATGTTTGTTGACCCGGATGCAACATCAATGGATAATGCGCGCTGGATTGCTCAGAGAACTCGTCGTCCAATCAAGGACATTAAGAACGACCCAAGATATGACTACTCTGCTCGCAAAGATGTAGGACCTTCGTCATACCAACGTTATGGCGACATCAATACAACTCCAAACTTCTACACCACGAACTCTTATGGTGAAGAAGATGCATACGCAGACATCTTTGAGTACTACGACATTGACACAGGCGAAATGTCCGTGTTCTCTGACTCTGGAGACAAGTTCCTTATCAAGCCAGTCAAGATGCCATATGTGTTTGGTCATCCATTCTTCATGTTGCGCAACTACGACATTCCTGGTTTTTTCTACCCGATGGGTGAACTAGAAGCCATTGAGCCGTTGCAGTACGAATTGAACGAAACCCGTACGCAGATGATGAATCACAGAAAGCGTTACTCGCGCAAGTGGTTAGCCCTTGAGTCTGCCTTTGACGACTTCGGTCGCCAGATGCTTGCTTCAGATGACGACAACGTAATCGTGCCTGTTAAGGGCTCCGAGAACCTAAACAATGTTGTTGTTCCAATGCCTGCACTCATCAACCCACCAGAGTTCTACAACCAGTCAGCTTTGATTCAGAACGACATTGACCGTGTGTCAGGTGTCTCTGAGTACCAGCGTGGAGCAATTCCCGAGACCACGAGAACAGCCCGTGAAGCATCAATCATTGCTGAAGCCGGAAACGCTCGTGTTGCTGAAAAGCTTGTCAACATAGAAAACGCCATCGCCCGATGCGCGGCAAACCTCATCATGCTTGCCCAGCAGTACTTGACTGGCGAACAGACGGTTCGTATCGTTGGCACAGAGGCAGCCCCAGTTTGGTTGACCTTTGACCGTGACTACATTGCTGGAGAATTTGACTACAGCGTAGAAGCTGGCTCAACTGCTCCACGAAACGAAGCTTTCCGTCGAGACATGGCTTTGCAGGTTGTTTCAGCAATGGCACCGTTTGCTCAGGCTGGCCTTGTCAACATGCAAAAACTTGCAGAATACGTACTTGGAACTGGATTTGGAATCAAGAATGCATCAGCGTTCCTAACCCAACCACAAGCCCCAGAAATGCCAGAGGGTATGAGCCCAGACCAGCAAGTCCTTGAAGGACAAGGCTTACCACCCGGTATGACCCCTGACCAAATGGCTCTTGGACAAGAACCGCAACTTCCACCAGGCTTGATTCCAGGCGCACCACTCCAAGGTCCAGGCGGTGAAGTAGGAGCGCCACCGATGGGCGCATTGGAAAGCTTGCCACCTGAATTGCTACAGATTCTGTTAGCTCAGGCGCAACAAGCTCCACCTATGTAATGAAATGGATTACTATATAGGGAATTAAATATTCCCGCATGGAACAACCCAGAAGGACGGACTCCAATGAGTGACATAGAAATTACTGACGCTATAGACGACCAGGTTACCCCCGATGAGGGACAAGTTACCGAAGCAGTTGATGCTGAAGTAGAAACTCCAGAAGTAGAACCAGAACTCTTTGATTACACAGAGGTAGGCGACAAGTTCGTCAAACTCCAAGTGGACGGAGAAGAAGTTTTAGTTCCAGTTAAGGAGGCTCTAGCTGGATACCAGCGTCAAGCGGACTATACCCGCAAGACACAGGAACTCAGCGAACAGAGAAAGAGCATTGAGTACGCCGCCGCTCTACAGGAAGCCCTGCAGAACGACCCAGCGAACACATTGCGCTTACTTCAAGACCAGTACGGAATAACCGCAGAGCCTGAAGAGGATTTGTGGATAGACCCAACTGAGAAGTCGTTGAAGGAAATGGAAAAGCGTTTAGCGACCTTTGAACAACAACGGGCGATGGACGAACTGACCAAGACCATCGACACTCTGCAGAGCAAGTATGGTGACGATTTCAACGCAGATGAAGTTGTAGCCAAGGCCCTCGCTACGGGAGCCACCGATTTGGAAGCAGTCTTTAAACAGGTTGCTTTTGACAAGGTGTATTCCAAGGCATCTGAAGCCAACAAGAAATTGGCCAAAGAACAAGAGAGGCTAGACGCTAAGCGTGGCGCATCAATTGTGTCAAGCGCATCTACATCTAAGGGGACAACGGCACCACCATCTGCTCCACCAAAAACCGTATTCGAAGCTTTTGAGCAGGCAAAACGCCAGCTCGGAAGTTAAAACCCAAACCTCAAACAGGAGAAAATCATGGCCGGAAACCCGGACTTTAATGCAATTCTGTCAACTACGTTGCAGAACTATCAGCCAACGCTGGTAGACAACATCTTCAAGGACCTAGTCCTTTTGAACCACATGAACTCAAAAGGCAGAGTTCAGATGGAAGAAGGTGGCACCTCAATCGTTGAACCACTCATGTACGCAGTGAACGGCACCGCCAGCTCGTACAGCGGTTATGACGCGATTGACCTCACCCCACAGGACGGCATCTCAGCTGCTAACTACCAGTGGAAGCAGATGGCTGCTTCTATTGCTATCAGCGGTATCGAAGAAGCACAGAACCGTGGAACCGAAGCAATCATCAAGTTGCTCAACGCAAAAATCATGCAAGCTGAAATGTCGGTTAAGTCTGACCTCAACTCCATGCTTTACAGCGATGGCACTGGCAATGGTGGCAAAGACTTTAACGGTCTTGGCAACATTGTTGCAACCGCTAACAACACTGTTGGTGGCATTGACGCTTCAGCAAACACTTGGTGGAACCCATACCAGGACGTTTCGGCATCGACCTTGTCACTTGTTGACATGGGCAAGGTGTACAACAACGCTTCCAAGGGCAATGACGTTCCAGACATCATCGTGACCAACGAAGACTTGTTCTCAAAGTACGAGTCACTGTTGCAACAGAACGTTCGTTACCAGGACGTTGCAAAGGCAAACGCAGGCTTCCAGAACTTGATGTTCAAGCAGACGCCAGTCGTGTTTGACCTTGCTTTGGCAGCAGACACCTCCGCAGCACCGATGTACTTCCTCAATACGAAGTACCTCAAGCTCGTTGGTATGAACGGCCACTGGTTCAACACCACAGACTTCCAGAGCGGCACCGTTGCAGGCATTGACGCCCGCTACGCGCTGGTCTTGGCATTTGGTGAATTGACCTGTTCAAACCGTTCACGTCAGGGTTACTTGACCGCAAACGCATAATCAGCCTCGGCTGGTTCATTGATGTAGTCAGTGTCGGTGGCTGTCTTCCTTCGGGCAGTCCACCGGCGCTGGCTATTTCCATTTATCCACTAGGTAATGGATTAGCTATATAGTAGGGGAATCAATCAGATTCCCTTCCAAACATGGTTTGGTAATCTGGCGAAAGCCAAGGAGTAATGACAATCATGGCAACTAATAACAAATTCATTGTGGAGCGTACCAACGTACTCGCCGCAGACGTAACAGTGGGCGTTTCGTACGCCGCACTTGATGCTGGTGACTTCGGCTGGTATGGAGTCGCAGGTCAAACTTATGCATTCGATGCAGAAGTGGTCTACGACGCAGACGGTGCAACAGAAGGCGCTGCTTTTTCAATCACCGCACCTGCAGTACCAACAGCAATTCAGTTCGTTTCAATCTATCCATTGACTGCAACAACTGAAACCAAAACACAATGTGTCGCAATTGACACTCCAGACCACGGAACATCCTCAGTTGATGGATTAAACACCGCCCAAGTATTCGGTGTTATCACCCCATCGGCAGACGGGTTCATTGCGGTCAGCGGCATTGCAGAAAACGCAAGCAAAATCACAGCCAAGGGTGGTCTTTCAACCTTGTCGTGGAAGCGCATTGACTGGCCAGCAGGCGTCTAATTAAACCCGTTAACTGTGTTGCCAGTTGAAGGGCTGGCGGCACATTTAACAATGTTCTAACGAAGGAGAAATATGAACAGAGAACCGGTTATTTCAAACCAAACACCAGCAGGGTGTGAGCGTTACGGCAATACATCTGGCATTGAAGCATCAAACATTTCATCTGTTTATGCAATGCCAGGGACAGAACCAGCAATGCCTAGCGAAGTTTCTTATGGCCGAAATGTTTTAGACCATTGCACATATCATTACCCAGAAGGTCATGAGTGCAGGGCTCCAAGAGTTAAAGACGATACGTTCTGCATAGGTCACAAGAAACAGAGAATCAATGCTGAGAAAAAAGCTAAAGCATTAGAGGAACAAGTCCAGGAATAGGAATTTAAATGCCAGCACCAGCGAGTACGCTAACCACGGGTCTTAACTCCTATTACCTTATTCAGTTAATAGAAAGTCTTTCGCAGCTTCAAATTGGCTACGACCAAGATGTTGATGACATCGACCAAGACTTGGTGCTCCAGTTCCTCAAAGAGGGTTATCAGAGAATCGTTTCTCTTGACACTCGTTGGCCATGGTTCCAAACCACATACCAATTTGAGACCCTTCCATCAATCAGAACCTATTCTTCTGGTTTGAGCATTACTGCAAGCTGGTCTCCATATATTCCAGTGTTTCCTGATGCAGCTGCATTAAATAAAACTCTTCAAAATGTTCGTGAAATAATTAGCGTTATTAATAACACTGACGGTGGAAACGAACTAATTTACATTGACCAGTTCAAAGCAGAATCAATCTGGGTTGGAACAAATGACCAGCCAGACATTCCTGCATATTGGTCTCTTTGGGGCAACCAAATAAACTTGTGGCCAAAGCCAAACGACACGCAATACGACATGACCATGCGTGGTTATCGTGAGCCAGACCTTACATGGCTTACAGACTCAGCTAACTCACAAAGTACAAACTATGTAGACCTCGACCCAGAGTTCCACATGATGCTTGTAAACTTTGTTCTTGCGCGCACATTCCAATTCCAAGAAGACCCTGAGATGGCCAATGTGTACATGCAGCACTACAACTCTGGTGTCACCATTGCTAAAGCAAACTTAACTGCACCAAACAGCAACCAGCCATTAATTATGAGCGGTGGATTGCAACTTAACGGAGCAGCAAATACTGCCTATGGACAGGGATATGGTCAAGCCGGAATCATGGTGCAACCAGGCTCGCCTTATCCGTTGGGAAGAATGTTCTAACAAATGGCGGCTATTGACTTCAAGCAAGTCTTTGACTTTACTGGCGGTATTAACTTTCGTGCCGACCAGTTTCAGTTGGCTGACAATGAATCACCGGGAATGCTCAACGTAGAAATTGACC